GCACGATTGAAAATGACCATCCGACTGTCAAGAATATGGAACTGATGAAATATCTTATTAAGTTAGTGACACCTAAAGGAGGAACAGTTTATGATCCATTTGCAGGGTCAGGTACTACATTAATAGCAGCAAAGGAATTGGAATTTAATTCTATTGGAGTGGAATTATCAAAAGAGTATTGTAAAATCATACAGGACAGAATAGCATCTGTCACATCACCCCTTGAACAAATTCTATAAAGCAAGTATAATATCTTCAGTTGAGTTTTTTTAATGCAATTACGTCCCCACCAACAGGATGCTATTGATGCTATGTTGGCAAACAATAAGGGACAAGTGATTGTTCCTACAGGTGGTGGTAAAACCATGTGTATGATTGAGGATGCTAAGAGAGTATTCAGGACAAAAGAGATTGCAACCATTGTTGTGGTTGCTCCACGTATTCTATTAGCAGGTCAACTATGTTCTGAGTTCATGGAACAGAATCTTGATGGTAATTATAATGTTGGTATTCAAGTATTACATGTTCATAGTGGAGAGACTGATTACAATTCTACTACAAAGGTAGATGCAATTAGACTTCATAACAATGTTTGCTATGAATCAAATAGTCATCAAATCATCTTTACAACATATCATTCATTACAGAGAGTAATGGAAAGTGATATTGTAGTTGATGTAGTTTATTTTGATGAAGCACATAATAGTGTTCAGAAAAACTTCATTGGTGCTGTAGAGCATTTATCTCTACATTCTGAACGTGCATACTTCTTTACTGCAACACCTAAGCATAGTCTAACACCCTTCAAGGTGGGTATGAATGAACCTGATATATTTGGCAATGTAATATGCCAAGTACCAGCACCTAAGTTGGTACAGGGTGGTTATATTCTACCACCTAAAGTTAAGGTGTATAAGACTGACATACTACAGAAGGATGAGATAACATTTGATGTAGAATGTAATCAGATTATTGATAACATTGATGACCACAATACTAAGAAGATCCTTGTATGTGCCAAGTCAACTAAGCAGATTACAGGATTGATTACATATCCTAAGTTTATTGCTGAATTGACATCAAGAGGTTATGATTACATGTATATTACAGCAAGAACTGGTGCTGTTATCAATGGTAAGAAAGTAAGTAGAGATAAGTTCTTTGAAACATTAAGTGCATGGGGTAAGGATGCGGAGAAGAAGTTTGTAGTATTACATCATAGCATATTATCTGAGGGTATCAACGTCAGAGGACTTGAGGCGGTTCTATTCTTACGTTCTATGGATTACATTGGTATCAGTCAAACAATAGGCAGAGTAATCCGTAAGGGTTGCAAAGAGAAGACTTATGGTTTAATATGTGTACCAGTCTATTCTAAAGTTGGTATCTCTACTGCTAAGAAGGTTGAAGCAGTTGTTGATGTTATCTTTAATAAGGGTGAAGCAGCAACCAGTGTGGTAACAAAATGAGTAAAGAAATTCCTACAAAAGAATACATGCAAGATGGATGGGATAGTGGACCTATTGGTTGCCATCCATATAAAAAAGGTTCACGTCACAATAAGATTGGCATGTGGATCATGTGGATATTCTATGGTATAATTATAGTACAAGTAGTGCATCTTTTCTTAGAGGTAAGTAAGTGATAGGACAATTTCAGTGGATAAATGGTTATGAGGATAAGCACTCAAATCCTGTATATAAACATGCTAAAAATCCTGACAAGTGGGATATAAGTGCCGATAGGTTCCACATTACATATTATGGTAAAGGTGGTGCAATAGATATTAAGGTCTTAGATTCTAAGAATGATTTTGCACATCACATCAACATTACTGTAGATAAGGATGGTAAGTTAAAGGCAATGGTATCGGAGCAAACTAAATGAGAGATACAATTCTATATGGTGATTGTCGAAAGACATTAGGCACACTACATGCACAGATAACAACTGGTATTGCAGAGAGACCACGTATGTGTGTTACATCTCCACCTTACTATGGTCTTAGAGACTATGGTGGAGAAGAATCACAGATAGGATTAGAACAATCTCCAGAGGAATATATTGAGCAGATGGTAGAGGTAATGTCATTAGTAAGAAATTGTCTTACTGAGGATGGTACACTGTGGTTAAACATAGGTGATAGTTATAATAACTATAGACCTGGTAAAGCATACGTCAAACAAACTGTTGCAAGTAATAATCAGGATTTGCCAGAACATTCACCTAAACGTAGTAATAGATTAGAAGGATTAAAGGAGAAGGATTTAATTGGTATCCCATGGATGTTAGCATTTGCATTAAGAAAAGATGGATGGTATTTGAGACAGGATATAATATGGCATAAACCTAATCCAATGCCAGAGAGTGTGAGAGATAGATGCACTAAGGCACATGAGTATATCTTCTTGTTCAGTAAGAATAAGAAATACTTCTATGATAATGAAGCAATAAAGGAACCAGCAAAGGACTGGGGAACCAGAGATAGAACTAATGGTAAGTATCATAATGAAGGAACAGGACTGCAACCACATACAGGACTGACTAAGAGTTATGAGAAGAAGAATAAGAGGTCAGTATGGACTGTGAATAAGAAACCATACAAGGGAGCACACTTCGCAACATATCCATCTGAATTAATTGAACCATGTATCCTAGCAGGTAGTGAGAAGGGTGATATTGTGTTAGATCCTTTTATGGGTAGTGGAACAACAGCAGCAGTGGCAAAGTCATTAGGTAGAGATTACATAGGGTGTGAGTTACATAAGGACTATGGTAAACTAATTAAAAAAAGAATTGATGAATATGAACCAGTTAGTGAAGTGGCACAAGAACCACCCATAAGCATACTTGATATAGTATAATCAAATTAGTAACAAATTCATTATGAAGTGTGAAGTCAAACTTTATGTTGCTGGTTCAGTATTTACTGAGCAGGTACATGCAAGGAACTATGATGAGGCAAGGGAGGTTGCACTTGCAAGGAACCCTAATGCTAGGGTAATCAGTGTTAATGCACGTCCATAGTGGTTGACTATAGAAAGTTCTATCCTTGCCCTAACAAAGGCATCCTAGACCCTCTGTGCGGTAGTCCAGAGGGTTATGTGACTAAGGATGGAATGTGGGCAGCAATTCCACTTGCTGATAGTAAGAAACTTGCTATAATTAATAATGGTGAATGGGTACATACTGCCCGAAATTATCAATCTGCTAAGAACTACATACTAAAAGAAATTAAGAAATCCAAATGAGTGAAACTAAAAAAGATAAATGGGATCGTGGGAAGACTCTTATGCTGGAGTCTTTACATAAACCTGATGATAGATTGAGAGGATGTGCCCATAACCAGGAATGTTACCATGAGTTGATGGAGATAAGGGATCAGGTGATTGAGATGGTAAGAGAGATGCCTAATCCTCATGCTGATCCAATACCATTTGGTAAGAAGAATAATTTTGTAACTCCTACTGTTACCACACCAAATGGAGAGATTAGTGAAACTCTAATGAGTGGAGCATTGGGTAGTTATTATGCAGACAAGAGAGAATACTAGGCATAAATTTTTGTAAATTGTATCAGGGAATACAGACATAATTTGCATAAATAATGATAGAATTAGGGATAACAAGATGAGTTAAATCTCTTCGTTATTGTAGTTCATTTGGAGGCAATTATGCACAACTTAATTTCATTTAATCAACTTGCTGGATCAAAACATATAAACGATTCACATAACGATTTAATCAACGAATACTACGAGTGCCTTATTGACTGTGAAGACGACCAACATGTTTGTAAACGTATTTGTAAGGAGGTTTTAGTTTAAAACAATTAGACGTTTATCTTAACAAACAAATGATTAAGTATCAACATCCACCTTAAAGTAAATTAAATAGTCACACCAACCCTTGACATATTCTGTCAGGGGTTTTATAATCTAAGAGCATATTTTACAATTATGAGAAGACGCACAACACCCATAGACAATCTCTATGATGAAATGTTGATAATGAGAGATCAATTACTGAATAGAATAGAGTTATTAGAGAGTGATGTAGACATATTAACACAAGAAAATATGGACTATGCAAAGCAAATGTATGAACTGGAGAACTATTTGGAAGACCGTATAGATACTATGTTAGAACACATAACAAATCTTAACAATAGTGAAGGATCTAAAAGCAGCAAAGAAACTAATCAAATTATCTAAGAAACATCCCGACTGGTACACCAAAGATGACGTAAAGTATGCTAAAATAGCAAAGAAGAGACTAAAACAAGAGAAGAAGGATGCCAAACGACAGTCTAAAGGTCAATCAAAATGATGATGGAACATTCAAGGTAGAATGGGACAAACAAGACCCTAATTGGGCATTTTTAAATGAACTTACTTCTGAACAAATAGAAGAAATGATTCAACAAATCGTAAAGGAGGATCAAAATGGAAGACAATGACCTTAAAAGTTATGCTTTAGAGAATCTTAAAGCATGGGTAGAGGAAGCAATTGATAGTGATGTAACTCCAGAAGAGTTATATAATACTATAAGGACTACTGTGGTTGATAGGATAGCATATCATCAAGTATGTGTTAAACATTCACAGGAAATACTAGAGTTATTATCAAATAGTTCTACATATTCATTGAAAAGAACAAGAGTGGGTAAAGATCTTGATGTGATATAAAGTATTAAGTTATACCAACGCATTATAAAGAGATTATTAAATTTATAGATAAAACATATAACTAATGTTATACTTTCAACACATACCAAAGGAAAGATGATTAACTTAGACGAACGATACCATGACTACTTAGATGGTAGTAAGAAATTGAGGATTGATGGGATAGAAGAAAGAGTAACCGCGTATGGATTCACTGACAATGGTAGTGATATTGATGGATATTACTTGACAACTGAAAATTATCATCTAAAATACAATTTACAAGGAGTATTTCTTCGTATGAAAGCATTACGAGAATTTGCGACTACGAGATAATAAATACTCATATACACATTACATTTCGATTATGACTACCAAAACTCCAAATCACGACTTAGAGCATGAGGTATATCTTGATCCTAAAGATCATAAGGAACATATTAATCATGGTATGTTAGAATATAGTGAAGCAGATTTAGAAATGCACAATGATGCCTTCCATGCACATAGCGAAGAAGAAGTAGACAAGAATGATGGTGGTATTAATGATTGGCACACCAGACATGAGGATAAGGGGTTAGAAATATATTGTGATAATCATCCTGACGCGTTAGAGTGTAGAGTGTATGATGACTAGGACAGTTTAACAAGTTGCACACACCCCCTATACAGGGGGTTTTTTATTGCTATAATAAGCACATGGGAAACAAAGACGGTTTCTTTCTACTCTGACAAGTAACACCAGATGTAAATCTGCCTCGCAAGAGCGTTGTTCCTTTAGGAAACCGTACTACAGTATTAGTGGTGTCAATCAGAAGCAGAGACATGACCGAAAGAGTAATGCACTGCCCCCGTTTTTTGTTTCTCTCACCTTATCACTTTCTAGGCAAGGATCTATGGTTGTCTCTGTTCAGCAGAGAAATTACGTCCTGTAAGTCCTTTACGAGGAGATGGATGTGCCTCTCGGTTCGCAACCGAAGAAAGAACTAACATCCGCTAGCTATTACTAATTTCTAATGTTAGTTGATTTAACTAAAAAAGAACTCAAAGCATTGTGTGAGTT